AAAAGGCGCAGAAAAAGCTGTTAAAAAGGCTACTAAATAATGGAATTACCTAAAGAGCTTGGTTCACTTACGGACTTGAAGCGACGAGAGAATGATGCATTTAAGCGTGCCTCTATGTGGCATGACCAGCTAGACGATGCCTATGAATACTTTTTGCCTAACCGCAATCTGTTTGAAGACTATGCTCCAGGTCAGAAGAAAATGGATCGTATCTTTGACTCTACTGCACTTGAGGCAATCCAGCAGGGCGCGAGCAAACTACAAGAAAACATTGCTCCTATCTGGTCACGCTGGGCTACCTTTGAGCCATCTGATCTAGTGGTTAAGCAGCTAGAAGAAGGTGACTTTGATGTTAGCTTAGAAGACATTCAGGGTAACTTGCAGAATCAGGCCGAGATAATCTTTGATTACATCAACCGATCTAACTTTGCTACTCAGTTCTATGAGCACGCCCTCGATCTCCTCATTGGTACAGGCACACTCCGTATTGATGAAGACGAAAGCGACGAGATGCCCCTTATCTTTAACGCCATTCCGCAGAAGGGAATAGCATTTGAGGAAGGCCCACAGGGTAATATCGAAACGCATTGGCGACGATTTAAGGTAAAGGCTCGCAACCTAGAGCGTTACTGGAAAGGCTTTGAACCATCAGAGAAGATGAAGCAGGTCATCAAGGACAAGCCAGACACTGATGTCGATGTGCGCGAGGGTGTTGTCTATATGCCCAAGAGTAAGACCTACTATGGTTGCGTGTGGGTGGCTTCTGAAGATCGTATTAGCTGGATGCAAGACTTTGGCGAGTCTAGCCCTTGGGTGACAGGTCGCTATAGCAAGGTAGCTGGTGAGATCAGAGGTCGTGGCCCAGCACTACAGGCACTCCCTGATGTACGCTCACTGAACAAAGCCAAGGAGTTTGTACTCCAGAAGGCGGCTATTGACCTAGCAGGTATGTATACGGCAACCGATGATGGTGTAACTAACCCCTACAATTTGAATATAAGCCCAGGCATTGTTATTCCAGTTGGTTCTAACAACTCGTCTAACCCATCCATTCAACGCTTAGATACAGGATCGAACTTACAACTTGCCCAGTTCCAGATCAATGAAATGCAAATGTCGATCAAGAAGGCCCTATTCAACGATCTTCGTGATCCTACTGGTGCTGTGCGATCCGCCACTGAGGTTGCCATCGAGTCGCGTGAATTGGCAAAACGCATCGGCTCTGCCTTCGGCAGATTACAGACCGAAGTATTGATCCCAATCATTAAGCGCGTGGCATCCATTCTTACTCGTCGTGGTATCATTACTCCTGTTGAGCTAGATGGTCGTCAGGTCGCTATTAAGTTTATGTCTCCATTAGCAAGAGCGCAGGACGGTGAAGACATTCTTAACGTACAACAAGCTGTACAGTTCGTGCTTCAGACTGCTGGCCCAGATCAAGCTAAGATTGGATTTAAGCTAGAAGACTTTGGAACGTGGGTTGCCGATAAGACTGGTATGCCTGCCGAGTTAGTTAGAAGCCAAGCTGAAAAGCAAGCCGTTATTCAAGCTGGCGCTCAAGTTGCACAGCAAGGAATGAACCCTAGTGGTACTCCACCTGTTGACCAAGGACAAACTGCTCTATGAGTTGGGATACAATTAATCAAGCGACCACTAATGCAGAAGATGCAAAGGTGGTCAATGCAGAAAAAAGACAGGCCGCTGCTGAATTGGCTCAAGCGTATGCTAAGTGCTTCTCAGGTGACATTGGAAAGCGCGTACTTGAGGACATGACGCGGAGGTTTATCTTCAATAACGACACCCCCTTTGGTGCTTCTAATGTTGATTATGAGGCTGCTTACCATAACGGTGAGTCGGGAGTTGTTAAATTTATTATCAACCAAATGCAACAAGCTGAAATATTGTAAGGAATAATTATGATTGATGAACAGGCCGCAACAGAAGAAACAACAAGCGAAACCCTGTTGGATGCAAGCACACCCGAACTAGGTGAAGGTGAGTATTTTCTATCCGATGGTATCAAGGGTACAGGTGATACACCCGAATGGTACAAAGGCGACAAGTATAAGTCTGTTGCTGAACAAGCCAAAGCCTATACTGAACTAGAAAAGAAGTTCGGTGGTTTTACTGGCGCACCAAAAGATGGCTATGCTGGCCCAGAAGGAATTGAGTCTGACGATGCCTTACTGCAAGAGCTAACTGAGTTTGCTGAGAAGACAGGTATGAGCCAAGAAGCATTTGGTGAAGCGTGGGAATTGTTGTCAGCACAGGGTGAAGCAGTAGAATCAGTTACCCAAGAGCAAGAGATTGCACGACTAGGTGACAATGCTGGAGAGCGTATCAAGAATGTTGAGGGCTATCTAAAGAACAACTTAGATGCCGCTGACTACGAGACTGTTCGTGATCTTGTGACTGATGCCAAGTCTATTGAGCTGGTAGAGTATTTGGTTCGTGCTACTGCACCTACTAAGCTGCCTATTGATGGTGGACAGCATCCCACTGGCATGACCTGGGGTGACATTGAAACCCAGATGTTTATGAAGAACGAGAATGGACAGCTCCTCCGTAGCATTGATGCTAACCATGAAGCCAAAATCCAGAAGATGATGCAGGAATTTGGTGGCGACAAGGCTCATACCCGTACGTTTGGCGGTTGAGTTTATGGGGTGAAAGGTGTATAATCGGCACACTGGACACCCCTTTCTATTTAAGGCCCGGTAAATTTAGGTTGAATGCTGACCAATTTACTGGGTACTCAGCTAAAACCTTGAAAAACTTTTATATTATTTATTACTCTTTTTCGAGGAAATCATTATGAGTAAAGTATTATCATCCGTAGCGGTAACGGAGTTTGACAGTCTTGTTAAGCACGCATACCAAAACGCTGGCCTTTTGAAAGGCGCTGTAACTGTACGAAACAACGTAGTAGGTGACACCTACAAATTCCGTAACATGGGTAAGGGTCTGGCTAACCAGAAGTCTACTTCTGATCTAGTAACTCCTATGGACATCACTCACGACTTCGCAACTGCAACTCTGCAAAACTGGAATGCTCCAGAGTACACAGATATGTTTGATGCTCAGACTGTAAACTTTGACGAGAAGCAGGAACTTGCAAGCACTATCGCACAGTCTCTTGGTCGTCGTTGTGACCAGCTCGTTATCGACGCTATGGACACTCTGCCTGTTGGACAGGCTTACGCAGGTACTGTAGCTGCCGGAACTACTAACTTGACTACTAAGAAAGTAATTGCAGCTCAGGTTGCTCTCCGCGCTCAAGGCGTTCCTAACTCTAACCTGTATGCTGCTATCAATGCTCAGGGTCTGGGTGGTCTGCTTAACCAAGAAGAAATTACTTCTTCTGATTACAGCAATGTTAAAGCTCTGGTCAACGGTGACGTTGATACTTTCGGTGGCTTTAAGTTCGTAGTTATCGAAGATCGTGCTGAAGGTGGTTTGACAGCAACAGGTGACATCGTTGATTCATACTTCTTCTCTCAGGACGCTGTAGGTCTTGCAATCGGTATCGACATTAAGACTGACGTTGATTGGATTGCTGATCGCACTTCTTGGTTGTGTAACGGTATGCTCAAGGCTGGTGCTATTTCTCGCGATGCTTCTGGTATCGTTAAAGTTCAATACGACAAAACTGCATAAGGAATATTAATCATGGCTTTTGAACGTAAATTTTTATCCCGCGTAGGCGGTTCAGGCGAAAGTAACGCAGTATGGATTTATGCGTCTACTGAAGCTGTTGCTGATGTATTGGCTGCTAACTTTTTTGATCCTGCTGTTAATGAAATTAACAAAGGTGATGTGTTGTTTGTAGTTGACCGCGCAGAACCAGGCCCAGACTTTGCTGATTGTACTATTAGTTTTTGCGTAAGCAATAACGGTATAGTTGTTGGTATGGCTTCTGGCACCGCAGTCGGTAATGTTTAAGTAGTAAAACTGAATGGGGCTGCTCCGGTGGCCCCTTTCTTTACCAATAAAGGTTTTTTATGGCAAACAGTAAGCTATCGTTAATTAATAATGCTCTTATTCTTATTGGCGATGTGCCACTGACATCCCTGACTAGCGGTACTCGCGCTCAGGTTGTAGCCACTAGCCTATATGACAATATCATTGAGAACGAACTCAGCAAGCATCGCTGGGGTTTTGCACGTAATGTTGCAGAGCTAAGTAAAGATGTAGCTGCTCCGGTAGGTGATGAGTGGGAAACTTCATACACACTCCCTGCCGATATGCTGGCATTAATTAAAATTAATCCTAGTGTCCCATACCAAATTATAAACAATAAAGTCTACTGCAATTATAGCGGTACACTTTTCTGTGATTACATCCGCAAGCCCTCCGAGGCTGATTGGCCTGCATACTTTGCCAAGATGATTGAGTATGCTCTGGGCATGGACTTTGCTCCTTCCATTCGTGACAGTGCTGCTTCTATGGAATTACTAGCTAACCAATACCTGAACGCTAGTCGCATGGCTCGTTACACTGATTCACAGCAACACCCACAAACAGCAATTCAGGATCGACCATTTATTAACGTGAGGTACTAATGCCTAAGTCACAATTTCAGCAAACCAGCTTTGCCAGTGGTGAGTTGTCACCATTACTAATGGGCCGTACCGATCTTGAGCAATACTACAAAGGCGCTCAGACTGCCGAAAACGTAGTCATCGTACCTCAAGGTGGTGTTAAGCGTAGACCTGGCACACAATTTATAGATACAGTTGTTAAGCCTCTTGTTAGGCAAACCGCAGTTAATCCTTTTATTGGGATTTTTAATGGTCAAACTGTTGGTGGAAATCCAATAACAATCAATGATGGAAACGACAACACATACTCAATAACTGCTGCAAACTTTTCTCCAACAGAAGATTGGACAATTGCTACATATAATTTAGGGGGAAATCCTGCGAATTATGAGTTTATTGATGTTAGAAACGTAACTGTATTGCAAACTCCAGCGACTAATGGATATGACCGAGCTGGCAACATTTTTATAGAATGGTCAGATAGCGGGATGGCTGGTACTTGGACTAGAGTTGGTTCGTTTCGTATTGACACATCCTCTGAGAGAAGTCACAGAGTCCAGATTGATGGCTTGCAAAAGCAATACTGGCGTATTGCAAGTGACTTTAGAGTTGGAGGTGCATACAAGCTGCGCATTGGTGAGTTTGGATTAAAGTCAGAAACTGGCACTGCTAACCCTACTGGTAATAAAACATTCTCTTGGGAGTATGCGGCAGATCAAAATTACCTGTGTGTATTAACTAATGGGAACTTGCGTTTCTACAGGACTCCTCATGCAGGAAGTCAGGATACGGTTTATGTTGCTGACGTAGTTGTTCCTTACCTACAGGCAGACGTAAAAGATGTTAAAGTTGCTCAAACAGAAGGCGTAATGCTAATGTTTCATGGCGACTACCCTCCTGAAAGAATTATCTTTGACGGCAATGACAATGCTGATGCTTTTACTTCTGGTGAAGTTCCTTTTGCTAATGTGCCTTTATGGGATTATGACGATGAATATAGCCCTGAGCCTGTTACCGCTATTCAAGATGTAACTTTTGGTGCTGGTTTTTTACCAGGTGAGACATATCAAATAGATGTGCAGGGCGTATTAAGCAAAAATATAACTTTTGCTGGCGATTCTAATGCTGACAAGCGTTCATCGACCGCTTTTAACTTGCAGAAAAACCTGCAAGAAATGCCTGTTTTTAATAATACAGGTGTAACGGTATCACATTCTCTTAATAGAACATTTCGCATTGAAATAGCCAATGACTCTGCTGATAAGTATGAACTGTTTGCTGGGTTTTCTACTAACGATAATGCGGCAACTAATGAGACTTTAGCTTTTTCAATCGAGCAGCAAGGCTCTCCTAGACATGAGCCAGTATGGAGTGTTAAGCCTGAGGCATGGACAGCAGATACAGCTTTTTCTATTGGTGACGCGGTATTGTCAATTACTGGTGAGTGGTATTCTTGTATTACAGCAGGAACATCAGAGGATGTAAGTCCTTGGGTAGCTGGGCAAATTATTACTTTAAATACAGAAAGATTAAATAACGGTTATGTTTACAAGTGCGTTGTAGCTGGAGAAACAGGTGGGTTTCCTGGCCCATCAGGAACCGGAACTGGAATTGTTGATGGAACTGTTACATGGGACTTTGTAAGAGTTCTTGGCCCTACAGGAACAGGCAGCAGTATTACCGATGGAACTGTTGAGTGGAAGTATATTATTCAGAGGGGCTACCCAAAGCAAGGCGTTTTCTTTGAAGGCCGCTTGTGGATAGGTGGTGTAAAGCCAAAACAGCAAAGTTTGTTTGCTTCAAGATCAGGATCATTTTTAGATTTTTACAGTATTGAAGGTGATGACGACAACGGTATTTTTATTACAATTGATTCTCGTGAGCTAACAAATATTGTAGATATTAATCCAGACAGAGGGCTTCAGGTTTTTTGCTCTGGTGCAGAATTTACAGTTAAAGGATTAACTCCATCTACTATTGAAGTAGAAGCTCAAACACAACACGGATCATTTAACTTAGAAGCAAAATCTGTTGATGGCGCAACTTTGTTTGTAGATAAAAATGGCAATACACTTCGCCAATATTTGTACAGCTTTAATGAAGATGCTTATACGTCTAATGACTTGTCAGTGTTATCTTCTCAGTTAATTAACAACCCAAAAGATTTTGCTATTTTGTCAGGGACTACGACAGAAGATGCTAATTGGGTATTTATAATTAATGAAGATGGTACTGCTGCTGTTCTTAACACAATGAGAAACCAAGACATTAACGGGTTTACCCGATGGACTCCTCATGTTGGCGCTGCTGGAGGTGGATTTACTAGAGAAAACACATTGCAATCTTGCTCCGCTGTTGGCGATGATCTGTATGTAATTACATCAAGAACAACTACAGGTGCTAATCAGGGTTCTGTAGATATTGAAAAATGGGATTTTGATTACCTTTTAGAGTCTAGCTTTAAAGCTATTGTTACAGCAACAAACCCAAATGCAGATGTTTTTGTTCCTATTGATAAAGGAGTAAGACTAGCGGGTTATACAGTAAGCGTTTTAGCTGACGGAGATGTTTTAGCAGATAGAGTAGTAACTGGTTCAGGTAACAACTGGGGTGTAACTATTACTGCCGCAGAGCTTGATGGCTTTACCACTAGAGACTTGGAGATTGGCTTAGGTTTTCCAGTTAAAGTTAA